TCTACAACAATACCAGGGTGACTGAGATTATGAAGGCTACACAAAACGAGATCCCAGCAGTACGATATATTGATGGGTTGCCATTTCGTGGTAAAGCAGATGCTTTAGGTGAAGGGTATGTTGTAGATCTAAAGACTACAAGCAAAGATCTAACGTCATGGAAGTATAGTGCCTATAGTTATAACTACGATGCTCAATGTTACATCTATAGCAAGCTGTTTGGTATTGATCCAATAAACTTCATATATGTTGTCATGAACTCCATGGATGGCACATTAGCTATTGTAGATGGAGTTTCTACTAGCTTCTATGAGAGTGGTAAATCTAAAGTCCATAGAGCTTGTAGTTTATTTAAGGACTACTTTCTGGAAAAAAATCACGATCTTGACGAGTATATACTTGAAATAGATTTATAGATATGATATACCCAAGTAAGGAAGAATGTTATGAGGATATACTTATCAGTCTTTGGACTGGAGTATTAAGGGAAGAGGATCTCAAATCCTTGCTTGAGTATTATAAAGAGATGGAGTTCTATGAATGCTGTTCGGGACTCGCAGAAGCATACGTTAAATATAAAGAAGAATACAATGAATATTTCGATTATCAAAAGACCAGACTTAGTAAGGGAGATAGTTAATACTGTCTTTAATCTGGACATTAATGAGAATACACGACAAAGAGATTATGTAGAGGCGAGAGCAGTCTATTACAAGATTCTAAGAACCCATGAGAAAATGAGTCTTAGTAGAATATCAGGCTCTCTAAGGAGAAACCATGCCACAGTAATACATTCGCTCAATACGTTTGACATGATGATTAAGCACAATGCAGATCTCGAAGCGATGTACAGAAAGTGTTTGATGCTTTACTTTGAGGAAACTGGAAAGACTCACCTTGATGAATATCGTGAGTTATTCTATTGTCCAATACACGAAGAAAACAAACTACATAAACTATGTGATAGAGTGCCAAAGGAGTTAGTGGATAATGTTTATATTAGATTAGAGGCTATCGTGAACATGGCATTATTATCACTAAAGAATAATGGAGGACAATAAAAAGAGACCAGCAAAGAAGATAGATGGTAGGCGTAATAATGGTGCTGTAAAAGGCATTTCCAGAGGTCAAGGGAGAAAGCCTAATCCAAAGGATGGAGATATAAAAGATCTTGCCACCAGAGCCATTAAGAAGGTTTATGGTAGTGAACTTAAAGCATGGATCAAACTCGCTGAACTTGGTAAGGATTCCTTCCCCCACCTAAAGACTCTCATGGAGTATGCTTATGGCAAACCAAAAGAGCAGCAGGACATCAACGTTAATACTAATGTCAACATACCAGTTATCGACTTTGTTAAGCCTTCGCTTCCTGAGAAAGAAGACACAATAGAAATAGACCACAAAGAAATAAAAGACGATGGACAAGGACAAGATAGTTGAGTCAGTAATATTTAAGTACAAACTTAGGAGTAGAGTAGGCATCAAGAAGTATGGCACTACACTCCATGAATCCAAAGAGGACTTAATTGATTTCATACAGCACGCTCAAGAAGAAGCAATGGACTTTTCCTTGTATCTGGAGAAGATGCTACAAATATTAAAGGATGGGAAAGATCAAGTTTAGTAGGTCGGAAAAGATATGCTTTGACTTGGGATATAGAGTCTTATTCGATGGCAAGCTAATAGATATAAAAGGACAGGAGGTTGGTTACATTGGCAATACTGGCTATCTTAGGGTTAATGTCAGACATAATGGTAAGCGACATCACTTGCAAGCTCATAGACTTCAGGCGTATCAAAAATATGGGGAAGCAATTTATCAGGATGGAATTGTGGTCAGGCATCTAAATGGAAATAAATTAGACAATTCTATTGACAACATTCACATAGGGACTCAAAGAGATAATTCATTTGATAGATCGAAAGAGGATAGGGTCAGTCACGCCATAGCAGCAACAAGGCATATTATAAAATATAATCCTATAGATGTTATAAATTACCATAAGGAAAATGGAAATTCATATAAAAAAACTATGGAACATTTCGGTATAAAATCTAAGGGTAGCCTTCACTATGTTTTAAACAAAAGAAAGGTTAATGGATAAGATAGATCTCAATGATAAGTACCAATCTCTATTCACCAACAAGGGTAGGTACAACGTAATTACTGGAGGGAGAGGATCAGGAAAGTCTTTCGCTGTTACAGTGTTCCTTGTGTTGTTGACGTATGAAGAGAACAATAGGATTCTCTTTACTCGTTACACCATGAGTTCAGCAGCCATGAGTATTATCCCAGAGTTTATCGAGAAGCTGGAGCTTATGGGGGTCATGGATAACTTTGTTGTCACTAAGACTGAGATCATCAACAAGCTAACTAAAAGCAGTATCTACTTTAGTGGTATTAAGACTGCATCTGGAGATCAGACTGCAAAGCTAAAGTCTATCAATGGAGTCAATACGTTTGTCCTGGATGAAGCGGAAGAGCTTATGGATGAGGAGACTTTTGACAAGATCGACTATTCTATTAGGGCAAAGGGAGTCCAAAACAGATGCCTACTGATATTGAACCCTACAACAAAAGAGCATTGGATCTATGGGAGGTTCTACCAGAACAGAGTTCCTGATGGATTTAATGGTCAGAAGGATGATATAAATTATATACACACTACATATCTTGACAATATAGATAACCTATCAGATTCCTTTGTAAAGCAAGTGGAGGAGATGAGGGATCGAAGACCTGATAAATTCAAGCACCAGATTCTTGGGGGATGGCTGCAAAGAGCAGAGGGAGTTGTGTTCACAGAATGGCAACTCAATAAGTTCAATGATGATATAGAGTATAAGTGCTTTGGTCTTGATATAGGATTTGCGAGGGATGCAAGCTGCCTTACTGAAGTAGCGATAGATAAAGAACGAAAGATAGCATGGGTCAAAGAACACTTCTACAAGAAAGGATTGGTGACGTCTAATATCTACGACCTATGTATTAGGTATGCAGGAAAGCAGTTAATTGTTGTGGATTCAAGTGAGCCTCGTCTGATTGCCGAACTTAATACTCGTGGACTTAATTGTACACCTACCTTCAAAAGAAAGGGAAGTATATTAGCAGGAATTGCACTTATGCAGGACTATACAATAAATGTAGAAGGGGAGAATCTCGTTAAGGAATTTAATAACTATGCTTGGGATATAAAAGGTGTAAAACCTCGTGATGACTGGAATCATGGAATAGATTCAGCACGCTATGCTTTCGAGTATCTACTTAATAGAAGTGTGCCTAAAGGGATGTACATTGTTAAATAAATTTGGATATATCAAATAGATTTATTAGGTTTGTACCATGATTGTTTTTCATGAAGTTTAGATTAGTTTTTATGTGTTATGAGACCCTCTAAAATTTTTAGGGGGTTTTTTTTGTTATTAACATTTTATTTACTATCTTTGGAGAAAATTAAAGGACATGAGTTACAAACAATCACAAGAAAGGTTGCAAGAATTGAGGGAGTTCGTTCTTGACCTAACAATCAGAGATCAGGTTTATTTATTCAATTTACTTATTGGCAAAGGGAATATTCATATTCCTGTGGGTCATGAAGAGGGAGTAGACCATCAAACTGCTGTTTCAGCAGAGATCAATGGTGTTACCATCGACATTCTTACTGAGGAATTTTTAGATATGTTATATGAGAAAACTAAAGATATTGAAGTTGATGCAGAGGACTAAAGATACATTTCAAGAGTCTCTTGCCATCATGGACAAATGTATTCAAGAGATAGATAAGATCAATCACTATTTAAGAACTATAGACAACAGATACAAAGATGAGAAAACCAGAAGCTAAGTACTACTTCCCTTTTACTGGGGAGCAGTTAGACCTAATCGAGTTCTGTCTGGAATTACAGATGGAGGAGCTTGATGAACTGATGGAAGAGCCTGCGGTAGATTCCAGTGCAGTAATGATTCGGAAGATGCGAGTTAAGGAGTTGTTAGACTTCCTTTCTCCTACAGATGATGATTACTATAGCAACATCTGCAATGAGTGCGGAAAACGCCTTAGAGGGGATCAGGAGGACTATTGCAGTCAACATTGCCATGAGGCAAGTATGAGGTAAACATTAATCAAAATCAATAATTAATGAAGATACTAAACTTGTATGCTTGTTTAGGTGGCAATAGATACAAATGGGATGAGGTTGCAGATGTAGATGTTACAGCAGTAGAGATAGATCCTGAGCTTGCAAAACTATACCAAGAGCGTTTTCCTAATGATAAGGTTGTAGTAGCAGATGCACATCAATACCTTTTAGACCATTACAAAGATTTTGACTTTATATGGTCAAGTCCACCTTGTCCTACACATAGTAAGGCGAGATACTGGGGAATTGGTAGAAATGGAAAACACCCTGCATACCCTGAAATGAGTTTGTATCAAGAAATAATATTCTTAAAATACCATTTCGATGGTAAATGGATTGTGGAAAATGTAGACCCTTACTATGAGCCTTTAATAGATGCTGTAAAAAGAGATAGACATTTGTATTGGTCTAATTTTAAATTACCAGGTGTTTTAAGCTATAGACCTAAAGCTAAAATATCCACAGGTACAGACGAGGTAAAAGAGTTATGTAAATTCCACGATTACGATTTTTATAAATACAAAGGAAAACAACGAAGAGATAAAATAGCAAGAAACCTTGTAGACTACGAAGCAGGTAAAACAATACTTGAAACTGTTTTAGGAATAACCAGGAAACAAAATCAAAATCAATTAGAAATGTTTTGAATAAAGAAATAATGAAAGAATTACATAAACAATATATATATTGAGGCAAAGGTTAAATTCAATAGCCGAAAGAAGAAGTAGCAATTCAATAGAGGTATAAATTCAATAGGGGGTTAAATTCAATAGCCCCCTTTTCTTTTGCCTGACTGTTGTACATACAAGTGTTATATTTGTAACAATGTTAAAGAAATGTTAAAATGATATTTTTATTTGTTATCCACGTTTTTTCCACTACCTTAGCCAAAGAATTAACAAATACAAACTATTCTAATTTAATTTTAACTATTATGAAAACAACAACAACAAAAACAACAACAAACAACAAGATCATTAATGCAGTTGAAAAAGGCTCCAGGTATGGTACT